GTGGTAATTGTCTTGCCAAAACCTGTGGCAATTTCTTGAATGCACTGAGGATTTTCTAAAAACTTATTGATAACTTCAACTTGATCATCACGGAGCCTGATAGGGTGTCCTGCAAATCGATGACCTTCTGGCCAGCATTTTTCACCCCAAAAATCCTCAAAAATTTCAGGAAAATCTAAGGCCACAGAACGACGATGATCTTCAACATCGATGTAATAATTTTTTGATTCGAGATATTCTAAAACTTGAGGCAACATTGAAAGATAAGTTGTGCCACCTAGACCGAAAAAACTCACAGTACCGTCCCAACGACCTAATTTATAGGCTGGTCGATACCTAGCAGTTGGGTCTTCGTACTTAAATTTCTTGACCAAAGCCTTACGTGCATCAAGATCTAAATTTTCAATCTTAATGTTGACTTCATCTTTAATTATAATTTTACACGATGACAAAGTTCGATTCCCGTTGTGATGATTTTTCTGAATATGCAATTAAATTTTCATGATTTTGCATAAAATCTCGGATTGAATAATGAACTGATTCAAATCCCATATTGATTACTGCATGAAACTTTATATTAGATTTTAACACAGGCTTAGGCATTTTACTACTGATAAAAACAATCTTGGTGTTTTCTCCTATAGGAGAATTTAACCCATTTTCTTTGACAAAATTATTGAATTTTTGGTCAATTTTTGAGTCTAGTCTAAACATCACAGACATGTTGATATTTTCAATACCAATAGATTTTAAAAAAGTGTGGGCAGTTGTTAGTTTAGCCAATTCATTGCCGCCTGGGATGATAAACAATGTAGGACTTAGGTGTGTAATGAATGTAGATAGGCAAGAAATTGGCTCTTTTTCGCTGTTGATATGAAATTGCACTCCTGGATCAGAATCTAAAAAACTTTTAACAATTGGGTCAACGCCTAAATTTTCAAATTGGTCAAAAATTTCGTTTGACCAAGTAGTAATGCCTCTCTGACGTGCTTCAAATAATGCAGGCAATGGTTCAGTTGCCACTAATTTTGGCACATTTTTGGAAATATTCTTAAAAACAGGAATTCCTTGGTCAATAGATAACATAGGAATAAATTCTTCCATGTGATCTCGTATTACAGTTGCCTGCTCGGCATAATTTTGAAATGTTTCGTCAACTTCGAATTGTTCATTGGAGAACAATTCTGATAAAACTTGAATAGAATTTTCAGTTAGTGCAAAAATCCAGGCTTTTTCGTCAGGGGACCATTGTGCATACTCTAATTTGTCTCTATTTTTTCTAATAGTATTAACATAGGTTTCATTATAAGGAAATTCTACTTTAATAACTTTTCCAAATGTTGAATTTTCCTGTATAGTAATTTTTTTATTGTTATTAATTTGCCTAAACGGTAATCTATAGGTGGGATTTTTTAGAAAACCTTGGATATCCTGATTTAGCGCCACAGTAAGTTGTATTGAGTATGTTTTTATGATCCGTAAGGCTACAGTACCTTGTTTTTCGGTAAATCCAAGACCTCGACTAATCTGATCAGCAAAACTATAAACAAGATTTGAATCCCATTGGTTAGTTTTTATTGAGTTAGAGAAGGCAATAGCAATAATTAAGTCTTCTACATTCATGATTTAGTATAACATAAAAAAGGTAAGAACACAAGTCCTTACCTATTCGATTATAAAGTAATATCTTCAAGTCCGGCAGCTCGGAGTTTGATAATATTGCTTAGTTGCCACTGTTTGATGTCTAGGCCTTTGATAATGCCCAACCATTGGTTGCGTAGCATAGCAAATTCGTTGATAATTTTTTCCATATCAACAACATCCGCCTCACCTTCGACATACTTTTCACAGTCCCTGCTACTTAGGGCACGTTGATAATTTTCTAAATATTTTTTAAAGGCTTTCGAACGAATACGTCTAAGCTCGATGTTCAAATATTCCAGAATAGCTTCAATCTCTTGTAATTGGTTAAATCGTTGTTCAACAATACCTGGTAAAGAGGCAGAGGCCTTTTCCACGTTACCGTGAATTTTGACCTCTTTCCTTGCTTCTTCGATTTCGTTGTAGAAGTAATCTAAACAACTTGGGAGATGCGCTATGTCTCGACTGACTTTAGCGTACCAGGACATTATCAGTCCTCGTCTTCACCGTAATCGTAGTCTTCTTCGTCGTCAAAGTCGTCGCCGGCGTCTTTATTTTCGTCAATAACTAGCTGGATTGCATCGTCTAGATGAGGATCGTACCCCATCAAACCTTCAAGTACAGATAGTTCGACATCTTTACCAACGAGAAAATCAACATAGTGATTAGCGGCAGTTTCTTTGTTTTTATCAGAAACATATTCTCTGAATATGTCCCATACTTCAATGATTAGATCTTCTTCCATTATTCTTCCTCAGATTCTGTAGTTACAGGAGTTGCTGTTGTTGAATCATCCCATTCGGCCATCATAGTAGTTAGTCCGTCTTTTTCATTACGTTCCCACGCCTTACGGAATTGTTTAATAACTTCTCCGTCTTTGGTAGTATAAACAAGACTATTGCCCTCTTTCTTTAATGCGCCTTTGCCTTCAAACAGATCAACTAATCCGCTGAATGGGCTCATGCCTGTTGAATAAGGAATCTCAACTTGTACTGATTCAAATGGTTTTGCATAACGTGTTTTCATGATTTTACATGCTGAACGAATGCCGTGAACTTCGGAAGTTTTGTTACCATCTGCATCAACTTTAAGTTTAAGTTTACGCATAGCAACAACAATAGATGACGCATAAATGAAACCTTGCCCGCCACTAATTTTGTCATCTGGGTCAAACATATCCTGACTTGCGTATGTGTGATTAGTGGCAACTAATCCAACATTCCACGAGCCAAACATGTTTACACAGTTACGAACCAATGATGTAAGTGCTTTAGGTTTACGGCCCATGTCACCTTTCATTTCACCAGCTTCGAACTGATTAACGTCAGTTGGAGTTAACAACATACCCAAAGAGTCAATCACAAACAATACTTTCGGACGATCGCCATCCGGCAGTGTTTTGTAATCTTTCATGAATTCAGAGATGGTTTTTGCCACATCGTCAATCATAGCCATGTTGAGTTTTAGAAGTTTATCATCGCTTGTATCGACACCTAGGTCTTCAAGCCACTTCTGATCAAGAGCATTTTCGCTGTCAACTAGGATAACATAGATACCTTGTTCCTGTGCTGCCTTGATAATGTTTCCGGAGCAGATATAAGATTTACCTGCACCGGATTCACCAGCAAACACAGTCACCTTACCGAGTGGAACTCCTTTAAAGAAGTCACCACTGATAAGATAGTTAAGGGCATAGTTACCTGTTGAAATCCAATCTGTAGGATCGTTAAATCCAATACCTAAGCCGTCGATAGACTTAGTGATAGATTTACGAAACTTTGAAATATCAAAGGCTTTTCCCATGCTTTACTCCTTATTGCTTGTTGCGATTACGAATCATCGCAATAATGTCGGCTGCACGAGATCCTGCATCGCCACTTGCCGCTGGAGCAGATTCTTCTGCCGCAACAGCTTTAGCGGGTGTTGCTACCGCAGGTTCAAAAGGGACGTCATCTTCATCTACTGGAGTAGATGCCTTTGGTGCCGCCGCTGGTTTTGCCGTTCCGCCTTCACCGCCTTCACGACCACCGTAACCTGCTGGCTTAAAGTATTGACCCCAACGGTCCATGTCAAATGCTTCACCGTCAACTGATGCCTCAAACATTTCTTTGATAACTTTGAGTTCAACTTCACCCGGCTTTTTAGGCAAGAAGCTCTTTAGGTCGTGGAGACCATATTGTTGAATAGCCGCATTTTCTGCCTCGCTTAGAGCACGTTCACGACGAGCCCAAGTAGAAGTAGAGTAGTCAGCATAACCACCTTTGCTAGTTTTAGCAATCTTGAAATCCAAGCCACGAACATAGTCTGTTGGCAATTCTTCAATTTCACTGTCCATTAGTGCATTCTTAACAATGTTAAAAATCTGGCTACCAATGATGAAACGACGAATTGGATTCTCAGGAGTCTTATCTTCCTGTAGTTTGCTGTCACCAACAAAACCTTGGAAAATATAAGATTTCTTTTTCCAGTATTTACGACCCATGTCTTCCAAAGATTTGTCTTTGAACCATGGACGCACTTCAGTTAGAACTGGACATGTTTCGCCCCACATCTCCATACATGGGACTTGCACAGTCACAGGCTTGGAATTAGTTTCACCTTTAACACCAGCGAAAGGCAACTTGATCATTGCACGTTCGATCCAGAAAAAAGTATTGTTTGGATCTGCGTCTGGAAGGAAGCGAACTGTTGTAGTCGAACCTTCTGGCATATTCCAGTGAGGGTAAATTGCGTTGTCTCCACCGCCTGCGCTACCGGTGTTTTGTTGAGATGATGCTTGAAGTTTTGCGCGAATTTCTGCTAATGTTGCCATAATGTTTTTCCTTAATGTTGATTTATTATGCCTCTTCTTTAAAGCCCACTGACTAAAAAGAAAAACTGTGCAT